AGGTCCGGTAATAGGTCGACTCAGTGCCAGTGAACTGCAAAGCCAGGGAGTGCTGGCACAGTGCCATGTGAACATTGTGCAGTTGGTCGATCATGCCGAGTTCTCTAACTATCAAAGTGAACTAAAGTTCTTGCTAGAAGAACCTGATAGATTAGATACCGTTGCGGATCTTATCAAACAGGTCAATTTAACAGGAAATACTCTGGTTTTGGTTGATCGTATTGCCGCAGGACAAGGTATCATAGAACGCCTGGGCGACAATGCAGTCATGGTCAGCGGATCAACCAAGGCCAAGGATCGACAAGATGAATATGACGAAGTGGCTGTGGCCGATGGCAAGATCATTGTGGCCACTTATGGTGTGGCTGCCGTGGGTATCAACATACCCAGGATTTTTAATCTGGTGCTGATTGAACCTGGCAAGAGTTTTGTGCGTGTAATCCAAAGCATAGGTCGTGGTATCAGAAAGGCCGAAGACAAAGACCATGTGCAGATCTGGGATGTGACTAGCACCTGTAAATTTGCCAAACGGCACCTGACCAAACGCAAGACCTTTTATCGCGAAGCCAACTATCCATTCACACAGGAGAAATTAGAATGGAAATAAAAAAAACAAGAATAGTTATCTGCGGAGATAGTTTTTGCTCATCACACAACTATGAGAGAGATCATTTCAGCCAAATATTAGAAGATAGTTACGGCTATGATGTGATTAATTTGGCTCGAGGCGGCACAGGCACCATTGGTATCTGCTATCAGATACAACAGGCTGTATTTCTAAATTGCGATGTGGTCATCTATTCACGAACTAACCCAGGTAGACTCGAAGTGCCGCTGACGGACAAAAAATTTGATCCTAAGCTAGGTTTAAGAAATTTTTTGTATCATTATCCAGATGAAACCTCTTATGGTAGTCCTTATGTAGGTGGTCCAGATGCTCCGTTCCTTTCTCAGATCTTTAACATGCTCATTCCTCAAACTGATCCCAAAGAAAAAGAAATAGCCGACAGGTATGTCAAACTTTCCGACGAGCTCAAACAAGCTGTTCAAGTGTACATCACGCATATTTGGGATCCAGAACTCAAAAGAGAAACAGACAGATGGGCCTACGAATATTGGGAATACCGCTGTAGAGAAAGGCAAATCAAAATAATTTGCTTCAATGACCATGCTCAGGAGGCCTATGACTTCGCCAAGAGCACCAATGGCCAATATCCCAAAGTTTATCATACTGATCTTGCCACTCAGCTTAAAGTAGCAGATAAGTTGCACAGAGCTATAATAGCATATTGACCTTTGACTTTAAACACGCTATAATGTATATATGAGAATATTAACACTAGACAATGAGCCATTCGAACTTGATCATCTTCCGGAAGAAGTAGATGACATGCGTTTTGCTATATTTGACAATAGCGATCCCAAAGATCCTGACTATCACTACATACCACTGATCTTTTTAGAAAGCTTCACAGCACCAGCCTTGGTCCTGCGCATAGGTGAACACCGTATCAAGATGCCAGTGGACTGGCAGGTCCTGATCGGCGAACCTGATTTGGGAGATCTGGAGGTGTTGCCGTTGACTGCCATTAATGATCGAGGATTCAAGGTATTCCAGTTCAACCCACTCACGAGTTTCAGACCCAGTTTTTTAGACATTGAAATCATCGATGTGTACCAAGAAGTCACTTGGTATGCGCCCAAGTTAAAAAATGGTCAGATGCTGTGTGTGCCCATCGGCGAAGGAACCAAGCCCGACTGTGTGTACTTTGTCAAAGACATCAGCAGAAACTGTGAAGTGGTCAATTATAACCAGGCCTGGTAATGGACAAACTCAGCATAGCCAATGAAATGACCCAGTTCGATCGCAAGAACCGCGAGTTTTACAACAGCCTTGACGATGAAGAACGTAAAAAGTTTTCAAACTATCTCATGATACGTTGGGGCAGTGCTGTGCAAGGCAGCAGAGAACTGCAAGAGTTCTATGTGATCGCCACCAACGAACGCTTGAATAAAAGATTTTTTGACATCAACCGACATCCTCGACTACAGTGGCTCACGGCTACCACAGTGAGTCCTGGACTAGGTAATCAACGCCATGTCTGGATCGCCCCAAAGAAACGAGAACCTGGAGCCAGCAGCATCAAAAAACAATTGGCCGAGCTGTATCCACATCTACGCGATGACGAACTAGAACTAATGTCACAGATCAATACCAAAAAAGACCTAGACGCTTACTTACGAGACAGTGGGCAAGATGTGAAAAAATGACCTACATCTGTCAGTACTGTCGCAAAAATTTTGCAAGAGAAACCAGTCTTGCAGTACATTCCTGCGAACCTCGTCGCCGTAGACAAGAACGAGACGAAGCAGGTGTGCGTCTGGGCTTCCAAGCATATTTAAAGTTTTATGAACTCACACAAGGATCGGCTCGACTCAAAACTCATGATGATTTTTGTGAAAGTCCTTATTATCGAGCATTTGTGAAGTTTGGCAGGTACTGCGTGGCCGTGCGTGCTGTGAATCCGGCCAGATTTACCGAGTGGTTGCTCAAGAACAATAAAAAAATTGATCGTTGGTGCACCGATAGTGTGTACACTGAATATCTTGTTGATTACCTGCGGGTAGAAAATGTCAATGATGCCTTGGCTCGGGCTATGGAATTTTCTATCAGCTGGAGTGAAGAGACTGGCAATCCAGCCGAAGACTGTCTGCGTTATGGCAATACCAATGCCATGGTCTATGCGGTAACTGCAGGACGTATCAGTCCTTGGATCATTTACAATTGTGAGAGCGGACAAAAGTTTCTCAGCGAACTAGATTCCACACAGATAGCCATGATTTGGTCCTATGTTGACGCTGAAGTCTGGACCAAAAAGTTTGCAGACTATGTGGCCGATCAAGAATATGTCAAAGAAATATTGCAGAAAGCAGGTTGGTAATGAGCGCAGACATTGACATCGACTTGGCCGACCGAGATCAACTACTGAAATTGATACATGCAACTCCAGCACGGCAAATGCATCAGGATCAGGTGCGTCGTCACAATTCCGGAGTCTATGTCACAGACATTCCTTGGGATCCTGTGAACAGTTGTGCGGCCATTGATTATGAAACCGCCGAACAACTGGGTTATTTCAAGATCGATCTGTTGAACATGACTGTGTACAAGTTGATCCGCAACGAGGCTCACTATAAGACTATGTTGGCACAGGAACCGCCCTGGTCACGCTTGTGGACAGATACAGACTGGGCAAGCCAGCTGGTGCACATTGGCAACTACACTGAACTACTGAAGTCAATGCGTCCAGATAGCATACCCAGGATGGCAGCATTTATCAGCATAATCAGGCCAGGCAAGGCACACTTGCAAGGCCAACCCTGGGATCAAGTTTTTGCTTCGGTATGGGATGGTGATGACAGCCAGGGCTTTGTGTTCAAACAAAGCCATGCCATCAGTTATGCTGCCTTGGTAGCCCTACACATGAATTTGTTGCACACAGGGAGCAACGATCTCTAGTGCAAATTTTTTATGCATTTTGTCCGATGGATGGATATCTCCTCTGGGATCTTGCCTGTGTGCATATTCACAAATGGTATCTCGCCGATCGTTGACAAAAAACCAATTAGTGAAGTCAAAGTTTTGCCACACAGCATAATCTCGGCAATGATAACCAATGTTGGGCTCGGAACTGGCTTGTAGAAAGCCGCCGGGCAGTGAACTAGACGACTGATAGCTGGGATGATCTGTTTGCCAATAGTTGATAAAACTGGTAAACAAGAATTTGTAACCGCGGATTTTGAGATATGCCTCCAGCATGACAAAGTATCTTAGACTTTTCAAACAGTGATCCGCGGTGTCAGTTATTTTATACAAATTGTCAAATATGGCTCGGGTGATGTTGTGATTCATCCAGCTGCCGGTCTGGCCTCCACTGTTGATCCAATGTCCAATGCCATCAGTTTTACAAACCGAGTACTCACCAAATTTTATATGTTCGTACCACTCCTGGTTCATGGGCAGATCCATACGCCCGGTTCCAGACCACATGACGATGACCAGAGTTTCCTGAGGATCTAAACGGTGTTGTTCCAGATAATTGATGGTGCTGTGGCAGATATAATCATTGCCAGCACCAGATGAAGCCAAGTTGATGTGATTTGGTATGTCCATGTGCTCGGACAAGTATGTGGCCCAGGTCTTGGTTATGCCGGCAGGATGGTCTATATATTCAGTAAAACTACATCCATTGGCCAGGAAATTCTTGATCAATCCAATCTCCTGACCAGGGTGATCGATTTTCTTTTGCTTTTTTTGCGGCTCATTTCGCTGAGGCTGCATACAGGGCCATGTAGGATTTCCAAGTCTTTGTTGGTGAATGTGCGCAGATAAGGACGGAACATGTCCCAATCGCCTTTGAGAAATATGTTTATGGGCACGGTCCTGTTGCTTTCCCACCACCAGGTATTGGCCAGTTCCAAGAACCTGCGCTTGATTTCCAAATCTTGTATGGCACCAAAATCATAGATGGTAGTCACAGCGTCATCTTGATTTTGTATGATGCCCACGTATTCTGTGGTGGCATAAACACACAAGGTTATAAATGGGTATTTTTCTGCCAGTTTTTCAAAAAAATCGTTGGTCATAATAGTGCAGATATTTACCAAACCGTTTTGTGACGCAAATCTAAAACAGCTAAATACTATGTATGTATTCCACCCAGGCCTATATCTATCAGCAGATCACGCGAGTGTTACTCATGGACACAGGCGCTGGGGAAACTTTTATCTATAGGTATGATCCTGTGTACGCTAAACAACTGACCATAAACAAAGGAGTTGACAATGTGCTCTTGTTTGAGTTTATCAATCAAGAAGAAAAACCAGTCAACATCACAGGCAGCACGTTCCTGTTCCGGGTTATCAGCACCGAAGGAGATCAGTTGTTGTTGGAAAAACCCATGGTCACGCTGAATGCCGCCACAGGGCGTGCCAAGGTCACTCTTAGCAGTTCTGAATTATTAGAAGTGCTGGCACAACCAGCCAATTACAGCATACAACGTTCCAGTGGCAATCTGGTAGAAGCAGTGTTTACCAACGCACAGGCCGGTGCCCGTGCTCCGGTGAACATTGTGGACAGTGTTTTACCTCAACATGTGTCCAGTGCGCCCTTGACCATACCTACTATCAAGCTCAGTGCCCAGACCAGTTTGGATGGCACAGCCTGGGGCAGTTACAGTCCTGGCACCTATTGGTCTGGAAATCCCAACGGCGGCAACTACTGGAACAGTTTCGCCAACACAGAATTTTACAGCAGTTTCATTGAACCGCAAAACTCAGTGACCACGGTGCAGATGACCTTGGTGGGATATACTGGAACG